TTGAAAATGCTAAGTCTGATTAAGAACCACATTAACGTTGCAATAATCGCTGGCGCTGTCGTAGCTGCCGGCTTTTTGCTGTTTGCGTTCAATGCATATACCAATAGCGTAAAGGCCTCGGTCATCGGTGAGTGTAATACCACTCAGCTCGAAGAAGAGCTTCGGTTTGCTCAGAAGAAAGCAGACGACCTTGAAGCCAGAACCAGAGTCCTACAAGAAATCATTGACAACTTCGAGCCTGAGACCATCGAGCGTATTGAGTTCCGTGATCGTGTCATCACAGAGATCCGCGAGATAGAGGCCGAAGTACAAGAAACCAAAGAGGGTCAAACCCGCGAAGAGATCTCACCATCAACCCGTGCGTTCCTTGATAGCCTCATGGGAGATAGTAATGAATAGAATAGCAATAGCAATCGCAGCAGCGCTGAGCCTTTCAGCCTGCGCATCATTGCCAGACATTGACAGAGTTCAAAAGGTTCCTGAGTATATCATTATACCTGAAGCCATCCTTGAGCAATGTCCTAACGCTCCTCGCCTTGATAAAGACGAACGAGCTGCCATCGAAACTGAGACTGACTACAACGAAGTGTTTGTACTTCCTTTATGGGAAGCGCACATTAAGTGTCAGACAGTTATAAATAGCATTAGAATACTTAACGAAGACGCCGTGCGTCGTAACACTGAGAACGAGAAACAATGAAAAAACTTTTAGAATCACTACGCGCACGGCCAGTAATGGGTGATGTTGCTAAGCCTGGCATGATGTCCGAAGCTCGGGATCACGGCGTACCTGCTGAGCTATCTGCACGTGCACTTCCAATGGCAGGTGAAGAGCAAAATGAAGCGTTTGGTATGCCTGGAAAACACTCCGATCGCCAAGCCGATACCTTGTATGCTCTGGCCATGGACTACAAAGATAAGTTCGGCTTTGAAACATTCCCTGTGGGTGAACATATGAAAGATTGGCTCGCAAGTGTAGCTGACGAGATGAAAACTGAAGGAATTACTCCAGCCCAATTGCGTGTTTACCTTACTGCTGCTTATACATTTGCTAAGGGTGGATACCAACCAAAGTCAGAATCTGCTGAACTCTCAGAGGATATATTTCAAAAGTGGTTGGACAAAAAGGTCGCCAGTGGTGAGATGGAAAAAGATGACGAAGGTACATACCGGTCAACATCGAAGCCTGTATTAGATCCTGACACGAAAAAAGCCATGGCTGTCAGCTTTGCAAAGAACGGAAAGCCTAGCGCTAGGCTTGCCCGAGCTGTTGCTAACTTGTCCTCTTCTTATGATCCTGAGATACAGACAGAAATGGCTGGCGACGATAAAGCTGCAATCGTCCGTGATCTGTACAAGGGATTTCAAGGTGATGTCAACGATAAAGATGAAATCAAAGCTTACCTCAGAGGCCCAGTAACTGATGTCGCACGAGAAGAAGGCATCTCGGCCATGCTGCTTAAGATGGCAGTCAATGCTGCTATCAACGGCTTTGGTCCTGAAGAACTTTACGAAGCGTTCGATCTCGAACGGTCACTTGCAAAGACAGATATGGTTAAGGTTAATCTTCCTAATGGCAGGTCTGATCACCTCAATAAAGACAATGCCGCTGAACTCGTCAAAGCAGGGAAGCTGAAGATGACTGGACCAAAAACTGCAGTCTACGTTGGTGAAATAAACGAATTCTTCGGTCTCTTCGGTAAAAAGCCAACGACTCCTGAAGAAACCAAAGCGTATATTCTTAAGAAATATGCCGGTGAAATCAAAAAAGTCAGAGGCCTGTATAAGCAATATCAAGGCGCCGAAGGCCCAAATATGTCGAGAGACGGTAAATTGTCTCGATTTAAAGACGCCACAAAATCCACTGATGAGTGGCTGGCCTATAGGGACGCAGGTCAAAAACTCCAACAGAAAATATGGCAACAAATCCGCAACAAGGACCTGCCAGGCGCAGGCGAACTGGTTGCTTCCTTTCCGGACTTCCAAAAAATACTTCAAAAATAATATAATTCACATATGTACATTCGTACAGACATGTGTTAATATAAATATAATGGAGCGCTTCTCCGGAAGCGCTCTTTTTTATCTGATGAGGTTGAGAATGAACGACTTGCGCGTAACAAAGAGATCCGGTGAGACTGAGTCCCTCTCACTTGAAAAGATCCATAAAGTACTCGAGTGGGCTTGCGAAAACATTACAGGAGTGTCAATATCAGAAATCGAATTACGTGCAAACATACAACTCTATGACGGTATCCCAGCCGATGATATTCATGAGTTACTTATCAAGTCTGCTGCAGAACTGATATCTGAAGACACCCCAAATTACCAATACGTAGCAGCACGACTGATAAACTATAAGCTACGTAAGTTGGTCTATGGTGAATACGACCCTCCACATATCCGTACTATCGTTGAGGATAACGTAGCCGCTGGTGTATATGACCCGACGGTACTTGACATATATGACGATGAAGAGTGGGAAGCTGCCGAACGTGCTATCCGTCACGCGCGTGATAACACATTTGCGTATGCGGGTATGGAACAGTTCCGAGGTAAGTACCTTGTGCAAGACCGTTCAACAGGTAAGTACTATGAGACACCTCAGGTACTTTACATGCTCGTTGCTATGACATTGTTCTCGGAATATCCGGTTGAGACACGTATGGGTTGGGTCAAGAGTTACTATGACGCCATCTCAACATTTAAGATCTCATTACCGACCCCGATTATGGCTGGTGCCCGTACGAGTACTCGTCAGTTCTCGTCATGTGTACTGATCGAATCCGGTGACTCACTTGATTCTATCTTCGCTACTGGTACTGCGGTAGGGCAGTACGCGGCCAAACGTGCCGGTATCGGTATCAACGGTGGTGCCATCCGAGCCCAAGGCTCAAAGGTCGGTAACGGCGAGATCGTTCACACCGGTGTCATTCCGTATTGGCGTTTCTTTAGAGGTGCGTTAAAGTCCTGTTCACAGGGTGGTATCCGTGGTGCCTCAGCCACTATCAACTATCCGTTTTGGCACCTTGAAGCCGAAGACCTTTTGGTTCTTAAGAATGCCAAGGGTACTTTTGAGAACCGTATCCGTGACCTGGATTACTGTATTCACCTCAACAAGTTCTTTCTTCAACGGGTCCTTGAGAAGAAGCACATCACATTGTTCTCGCCCCATGAGGTTCCAGACCTATACGAAGCATTCTACTCTGACTCAGACCAGTTCGCTGAGTTATATGAGAAGTACGAACGGTCTCGGTCACTCAAAAAGAAACGTATCAATGCTGAGGATTTTTATAAGACAATCCTGACCGAGCGTCAACAGACCGGTCGTATCTACATTTTCTTTGCTGACAACGTCAACGACCACTCGTCCTTTAAGGTTCCTGTCAAGATGACAAACCTATGTACCGAGATCACGTTACCTACTCAACCATTTAGTAACGCAAGTGTTGATGAAGGCGAGATCGCATTGTGTACGTTGAGTGCTATCAATTGGGGTGTCATCAACCGAGTTGAGGACTTCGAAGAGGTATGCGAGTTAGCAGTCCGTGGTCTTGATGCACTTCTTGATTATCAGAACTATCCACTTCCGATGGCCGAAACGTCGACCATGAACCGTCGTCCATTGGGTATTGGTGTTATTAACTTTGCGTACTTCCTTGCAAAACGTGGACTCAAGTATGACAACGAAGCCCTTGAGACTGTCCATGAGTATGCCGAGGCCTGGTCCTATTATCTGATCAAAGCCTCGATGGAACTGGCCAAAGAGAAGGGCCGTTGCCCACTGTTTGACGAGACCAAGTATGCCGATGGTGTTATGCCTATCGATACCTATAAGAAAGAGGTTGATGAGTTGGTCAAGCCAGTGTACAATATGGACTGGGATCAACTTCGTACTGACGTCCAGGAACATGGTGTACGTAACTCAACACTTATGGCTTTGATGCCAGCTGAGACCTCAGCTCAGATTGCCAATGCAACAAATGGCTTCGAGCCACCACCAGAGCTTGTGACAAAAAAGAAGTCAAAGCATGGTACTCTCGCTCAGGTTGTTCCTGAGATCCAACGGTTGAAAAACACATATGACCTACGTTGGAACCAAAGTGTTACTGCATACCTTTCGGTTGCTGCGGTGATGCAAAAGTTCATGGACCAAGCCGGTTCGTTTAACACTAGCCACAACCCAGAAATATGGGGTGGGAAAATACCACTGTCCGTATTGGCACACGATGTTATGTTTGCCTATAAGTATGGACTCAAAACATTGTATTACGCCAACCCAGCACCAACTAAAGTAGACAAAGACACGACAGACAACCAGGACGATGGTCCTGAATCAGACGAGGAAGAGTGCGAGAGCTGCGTTATATGACATATTCCGTATTTAGAAAAGCCGAAGTATCACACCTGAAGCGTAAGATGTTCTTCGACGAACCCGTCGATGTGGCCCGGTACGATAAGGTAAAGTATCCACAATTTGAAAAACAGAATGACAAGATGTTGAGTCTGTTCTGGAGACCTGAAGAGGTCAATCTAGAAAAGGACCGTATCGATTTTGAAGGACTAACTGATCATGAAAGACACATATTCACATCTAACCTCAAACGACAGATCCTCCTCGACTCTGTCCAGGGACGAGGACCTGTGGCCGCGTTCGGTCCACTCACATCGTTACCCGAGCTTGAGACTTGCTTCGTCACTTGGGAGTTCTTCGAGACGATACATTCCAGATCGTACACGCACATCATAAGAAACGTATACTCAGATCCAAGTAAGGTATTTGATACCATGCTGGATATTCCTGAGATTATCGAATGTGCTGAAGACATCTCAAAGTACTATGACGACTTGATGACCTATGAGGATAAGAAGTCCTTATGGTTGTGTATGAACTCGGTCAACGCTCTTGAGGGTATCCGGTTCTACGTGTCGTTCGCTTGCTCATGGGCATTTGCTGAGCTTAAGAAGATGGAAGGTAACGCCAAGATCATCAAGCTCATTGCACGTGACGAGAACATCCACCTTGCCATCTCGACTGCTATACTCAAGCAACTTCCGAAAGACGATCCTGACTTTATACAGATCAAGGAAGAGTGTAAGGACGAGGTTCAGCAGATCTTTATCGATGCTATAGAACAAGAAAAGAAGTGGGCACAGTACCTCTTTAGAGATGGTTCGATGATTGGTCTGAACGCCGCAATGCTCGAGTCCTATGCCGAATGGATTGGTACCAAGAGAATGAGAGCTGTCGGTGTTGAGTCACCATATTCTCCAGGCGGTTCAAACCCATTACCGTGGACCGAGGACTGGATCTCAGGTGGAGCAGTTCAGGTTGCACCACAAGAAACCGAGATCGAAGAATACATCGACGGCGGCGGTATCGAAGCAGATAACCTTGATATTCTTTCAGACTTTAAGCTATAAACTGTGTACAACGACACCGATATGGTGTATAATAAAAATATAATATAGCAAGGAGAGAAAATGTATCGAATCTATTCAAAGGACAATTGTAAATTCTGTACGATGTCCAAACAGCTACTCGAACAGAAGGGTATCTCATACGAGGAACTGAAGTACGAGACTGACTTTACACGTGATGAACTGTTTGAACGGTTCCCACAGGCCAAAACCTTTCCACAGATCGAAACCAGTGACGGTGAATACGTAGGAGGATTTGACCAACTGAAGGTCCGTGTCTAGTTGTATAAATAGTCTTTATGACCTGGTTTTATAAAGACAAAGTATATAACGACACACCTGAACGTACTGACTACGTTGGGTTTGTATATCTCATAACTGAGCTTGAAACCGGTAAGAAGTACGTTGGCAAGAAGTTGTTCCACAAGCCAACAAAAAGAACTGTAACGCTCAAGAACGGAAACAAAAGACGTAAGACCTTTTACGTAGACTCTAACTGGAGAGACTATTTTGGGTCTTCTGTTTCACTTCAGGAGTCAGTTACAGATCGTGGAACTGATAAATACAAAAGAGACATTCTTCGACTTTGTAAGAAGAAGGGTGAGATGAGCTATTACGAACTAAAAGAGCAAGTAGACCGTGAGGTCTTATTCTCAGACGAGTACTATAATGAATTCATTGGCGCAAAAATCCACTCGAGGCATTTATGATTATTCAACTGACTGAGCAAAATACTGACCAGCCACTTGAACTGATCATGGAGGTGACGAAATCACTTGATGACTTTCAACGCGATTTGCGTGGAGTGGTAATCATCAACTTTATCAAAAAGACCAATGGCCGCCAACGCCATATGGTCTGCACTCGTAATCCTGAGATAATTACCAAAGTGGCAGGTGAGGGATCACTCGCGGCAGGTAATGGGTACAACGGTCCACCGACTGTTATTCCGGTCTTCGACTTGGTCAAAAAGGCGTGGCGTTCATTTGACGTTAAGACTGTACGTGATGTATCATCACGCGATCTTGACTCTCTTGCTTCACTATCTAAAAAAGACCGATATAAAGACGATAAGAAGTTCGGTGTACTCCAAAGACTTAACCCATTCAACCGTGATCAGGTACAGTTCAAAGACCACTATGTTCCACGGTCACAGACCCTTGCTGAGCATTACGCGATGCAGGTTGAAAAGGTTAAGGTATCCAAGTTCAAGGACCTGTTGTAATGGCGACCATATTTAAAAAAGATGCACCTCTCGCTGTGTATCGACCCGTGAGTAAAAAATGTAGCAAGGAACTTCGTGAATACGCACGTCAGTGTGGTATCCAGAATTGCTACGAAGAGTTCTACCTTCCAGTCAAGTCGACTGAAGGCCCGTGCGACTGGCACCAATACCGTCCGAACACAGAAACATTAAGTGCATCTAGCGTTGGTCTTGTTCAGACCGAATATGGTATTGGTCTTCAGCTAAAAGAGTATCGATTCCTCAAAGAATGCACTGATGCATACACGATGAGCGGTACAGAATATACGCCTATCATATACTTATCATCCTCAACCGACGTCGATGACATCAACACCTCAAAGGTCTTTGAGAATAAAATCGTCGTCAGAGGTGAAGTTCATGCTGAAGCATTTCCGGTGCACGAAGAGACGCAAATCAAAGAAGTAATACCGGAAGGCATCGATCCTGAGCTTTGGCAGTTTTTAACTCCAGCTCAAAAGAGACTCTGGTAATGAAGAAGTTTGATCTATCCGAGGCAAGACGTATTGCGCTTGAGGATGCTAGAGAACGCCAGAAGCAGGCGGCTCTCTTAGAAGCCTCTGAAGCACGCAACGCTTTTATCCGTGAACAGGTCCAAGAGTTAAGTGAATCCACTAATAAGTACCTTCGTGGTATCGACCCAGCTCAAGGTGAGATGCTCGATGAGGGTACAGTCTTCTTCGGTAACGACCGTAAGTGGTATATTGTTGAGTCGACCGGCGTTGAGGAAGTACTCATTGAAGGTCCACAGGGTATCCAAGGTGAGCCCGGCGACCCTGGTATCCAAGGTGAACAGGGACCTCAAGGTCTTATCGGTGAACAGGGTGAACCAGGTCCAGAGGGTCCTAGAGGCCAACGAGGACAACGTGGTAAGCAAGGTCTTATCGGTGAGCAAGGTCTTCCGGGCGAACCAGGTCCACAAGGTATCCAAGGTGAACCTGGACCTCAGGGTCCGGAAGGTCCAGCTGGTAAAGATGGTCAAGATGGTAAAGACGGTAAAGATGGTGAGACACCTAATGTTGATCCACTTATCGAAAAAATACGTCAAGAGCTCGAGGCCAAACTTCTTAAAGACTACGAGACACAACGAGCTAATATAGAAGCGGCCCTGAGAAACGTAAGAGCTCCAGGTACGGGTATGGCCTCATCAGGTGGCTCTGTCCGTATCATGGACAACGACGATGTTCAGCGTAAGCGTCTTAACGACATTAATGATGACTCTCTCCTCGTATTTGATACTGACACCAAAAAGTATCAAACCGAGACATTCCAAAGTCTACTTGACCGTCACGATATTACAGGTGGCGGCGGTGATGGTAGTAGCGTTACCGGTGGTCTTATTCAGGCGGTTGACTTCCCACTGTCAGGTACGCTTTATGCCGCAAATCCTTCTACCACAACCTTTTCGTACGTATCACATTACGTAGTTAATGATACGACGGATGAGGTGATTTCAATTCCTCTTACTATCACTGGTACGGGTGTTGAACTCACTTCTAATATCGACCTTACTGGTCACACTCTTCGTTTATTATATTCAGTCGCAGCACCGACCAACTCGTTTGTCCTTTCGGGTACAGCATTGACGGTCAACTTTGCGACTGAGGGTATTGGCAACTACGTTAATCACTATATCAGCGATGATACTACGGGTGATATTGTTGAGATTGGTGCACAGATAAATAGTACTGATCTTATAATAACTTCAAATATAGACATGACAGGAAAGACCCTTCATGTCATTCACTACTAATCTATGAGCAGCTTGATAACACCAAGAGGAAATAACTTAAATGGCTGAAAAACAATTCTATCACGATATAGATCTTGTTAAGGTTGGTCAGCTCGTCGATGCACGTTTTAAGAACGTCACTAATGCAGAGAGATCTACGTTAGCGGCTGCCCTTGGAACTGGCAACAAGGGCTTGGTCGTATACGACACCGATGACTCGGAGATGTATCTCTGGGACGGTTCCGCGTTTAACAGGGTCTCCGCCGACGTAACTGGGGACCTAGTCTTCAAAGGCGTTATTAACCCAACTAACGATGACACTGCTTCAGTTGAAGCAGTTCAAGGCTATCAGTACGTAGTTGATACTGCTGGTACCCTATCCAAAACTGGCATCACCTTCTCACCTAGTGCGGTTGTTGAAGTCGGAGACATGGTTCTCTTTACTTCTGCCACTGAAGCTACGGTCCTTCAGAGAAATATCGAAGATGCGACGACCTCCAAAAAAGGTCAGGTTGAGTTGGCAACTACCGCTGAAACCAACGCTGGTTCGGCGACTGGGTTGGCAGTAACACCTGCGTCTTTGTCTGACGTCCTTACTGACATTTCGACTAACGCTTCTGGTGTATCGACCAACGCGGGGAACATCAGTACAAACGCATCTGATATCACTTCGTTGGAAACCTTTACTGACATTGGTACAACACTCGACACCACAGCAACTTCGCTTGCTGATGCTGTCAACGAACTCC